ACATCTATGTCTCCAGAAATATCTAGGCTTCCACCCGTCAACTTATCAACCTGCAAGTCAGCATAGCTGTTGATTGTGACATTTCCTGCGGTTGTACCGTCTTCTGTGTTGCAGGCTATTGCAGCAAACTCGTCAGCAGACTCGTCCCATATAAATCCCTTGTTTGCAGTGTTAGTAGCAGAGCCGTTGCCTCGCGTAACAATAAACCCTTCATCATAAGCTGTTCCTGTATACCCTTCACCAAATTTAACTAAGGGGTCAGTAACAGTAAGGTTACTTGTGTTTACTGTTGTGGTTGTGCCATTAACCGTAAGGTTGCCCGTAATGGTTACATTGTCACCAAAAGTTGTTTCAGACGTAGAATGTCCTATTGCAATAGCTATACCAGAAGTTTCTGTAGCAAGTTTTAGCTCTCCTGTAGAATTAGCAATGTATGAATTACTACCATCGTGGTACAACTGCATATCAGAGCCTGTACCAAACTTAAACTTGTCGCTGTCTGGCACAAGCAGATCACCGTTTGAATCTACTGTTACGGCTTTTGATGCTTCGGACGTCCCTAGTGTAGTAATATCTAAGTAGTTTAATTCAGCAGCGGTAGAAGTAACAGTTGTTCCTCCTATGGAAAAAGCGTCTGTTTCCAAAGTGCCATCAAAGTCTCCATTTACAGCATCAATATTACCCTTAAAAACTGTAGCACTAACTGTTCCTGTACTTGGATTATATGAAAAATCGCCATCCATTTCCAAACCAACATTGCCTGTGCTTGAGGTTGCCCCCTCGACAAAAGTAATTAGGTTTTCTTCATTAGTGCTTTCATTGTCAGTTACTAAAACATGAGCAGAGTTTGTTGCGTTTGTAACTGTTGTTCCTGCAATAACTGTAGCTAAAGCTGTACCATCAACCGTAATTGCATCGGCCTCTAAAGTTCCATCTATGTCTGCATCACCTGATATGTCTAAGGTTGCAGCGTCTAGTTCACCCGTAAGGGTTATGTTGCGGAAACTAGATACGTCTTTGTTACTATCGACTGTAACCGTTTTGCTAGCAACAACAGTTCCTACGGAAGCTCCAGTATCATTGTAATTTAGCTCAGCAGCAGTCGCGGTAACAGCAGTGCTTGCTATAGAAAAAGCATCTGTTTCCAGAGTACCATCTACATCTACATCTCCAGATATATCTAGTGAACCAAATGAACCAACTCCAGTAGTGGTTATTGCAGAAGATCCATTGTCAATGGCTCCGAAACCAGAAGATATTGCTCCTGCTCCAAGTGTGCCAACAGAAGTAATTTGAGTCTGGGAAGCATCTACAGAAAGAACACTGCTAGAAGCTGATAAGCCTGTCCCAGCAAAAAGAGTAGCTATATCTGCTATTGCTTCTTTTTTTGTTGTGCTATCAGTAGCATCTACAAAAGGAATAAAGTCTCCATCAGCTATAGCAGCATTACTAATTTCATTGAAGTCTAAAGCTATTGTAAGAGTTTGGCTGCTTGCTGAAGTATCTAGTCCAGCAGATCCAGCAATAGTAAATGTTTGGCTGTCCAGGTCTACAGAACCAGTTCCACTATCCCCAGCAAAGTCTAAGTCCTCAGCAGTCAGTTGAGTGTCAACATACGCTTTAATGCTCTGCTGAGTAGCAAGAGACGTAGCAGAGTTAGAAGACATATTGTCCTCATCTAATATTGCTACTTCAGCAGGAGCAGCAGCTCCACCAGAAACATTACCAAGAACCTTGTAGTCTGCCAGGTTTTCTATCTTTGCTTTTGTAACATTACTGTCTGCAATAAGAGAGGTAGTAATGTTAGCAGCGGCAATCTTAGCGGTAGTTACATTGCTGTCTGCAATTTTAGCAGTAGTCACTGCGCTTGCCGCAATTTTACCAGTAGCAATCCCAAGATCCTTTACAATTATTGCACCACTAGAGAGCTGAGTCGTTGAGTCATCAACAGCACCAGATGCAAATGTTGCACTATCTACGAGTGCATTAAGATTACTAGACGTTACCTGATCGCCGTCTGAATATGTAGTGCCTTTACTGAGTATAGCCATTATTCTGCTTTCTGTAAATTTCTAAATGTAATAGCTCCTGCTACCTTCAATGCCCTTAGTCTAGGTCTTCCCTTTGTTGTTGTTAATTTAAATTGTAATCCGTAAGCTCTTTTGTTGCCAAATCTACCCCTTAGTGACACATCCTCGTCTATTGCGAGTTCCTGCCCATTAAGTGAAGAAACACTTCCAAGATCTATTATACCATCAATATTTTCTGTGATTGCTTCGAGGTTTGCATCGGACACATTATTCTCTGATGATTGCAAATGAAGCTCAAAATTATTCCACTTTTTACGATCTAAAGATCTAACATTAAACATCCTACTAACAGCAGATGCAGATACAATAGCTGATTGATTACTTCCTCCTATAGTGTCCAAGTATCTATCAGTGTCATCATCACGATCTTCGTATCTGTGAACACCACCAGTTCTGTTAATTGCATAAACACCTCGTTTATCTCCAGAACCACCTATTACCAAGTGGGTGTACTCCCAATCAGGATCATTTACAGAGTCTATGGACTCCCACTGTTTATTTAAAAAGTTATAGATCAATAAAGCGTTATTTGTCGTGCTATCATCTAAAGGAACTGCAAGATAGTACCTGTTGTCAAAATAAACAGATACTGCTTTATCAGCATGATTTTGATTTATTCTATTTATTGTCCCCTGTATAGACGCAGACAAAGGAACATCTTGACCTCTAAGATTGTACAAGTCAACAAAGTCTAGTGCATATACACCATTGTCAGACAAAAACATTAGCTTGTTTCCTATCTGCTGAATGCTTTTTCTAGCTAGACATCCTATATCACTAGTAATAACTTGAGAAACACTATCAGCTAAAGACAAACTATTTTTTACAGTGTGTATGCTATTTCTGTTAAAAACTACTAGTTGGTCATCAGAAAAAGAATGAAACCCTACTATAAAATCTGCTTCTCCTGCATTAAATCTAAACTGACCATAAACTCTATCATAGGTATTTTGGTCTAGTATATCTGAAAACAACGCCTCATCTAGAATTTTTCTATCAGTAATCGTAGCTGATCCAGAAGATCCAGTAATATCATATCTGTACGGAACAACTAACCTACGTTGGTGATAGATGCCAAATTCTGGAGCTGGCATATGCGTAAAACCTAAACCTATAGACACAGGTTTTTCAACGGTAGCAGTTTTGTTTGTAGCATTAGCCTTATCTGTAACAAAAGTAAATGTTGTTGAATTTGTTATAGACCTAACAGTAACAGTATCTCCAACGCTATACCCAGAAGTACCAGCAGTAGTTACTGTAAGCTCATCTCCGACCAACAAAGAACTGGTGCTGGATACTGTAGCGGTGGCTATACCTGACGCAAAATCAAGATCGGTAATTGATATTGGTGTAGGTTGAGTGTACGCTCCATTAGAAACCAAAGAAAATGTAGTAGTGCTAACATCTCCATCCCACTGCAAAGCTATTTTGCCTTTTCTAAAAATAAATAATTTATTAAAAGCCTGAATTACTTCACTGCCTTCTGGAACAGTTTCTCCAGATGGATAAGTCAAAGTAACTGTAGTAGTTCCACTGTCTGAGGTTTTTACTAAAATTGTACTTACTGTTCCTACCGCAGCTATATAAGAAGCAGATTCATTATTAGGATCGGAAAACTCACAAGAAGCATGAATAAATGTAACTTCCTCAGCATCTATTTTTGCACCAGTTACAGTTAGTGTTCCTGTAGGTACAGCATCTAATCCAGTAATTGTAATTTGTATTTGTGTTGTAGAAGATGCTGTGCAAGAGTGATTTCCATTAGGATCAACAGTTCCACCAGCAGTAAGACCACTAAGATTCACAATATCTCCAGTAGTTATTCCATGAGCAGACCCAAAATTAACTGTTAAAACCTCTCCAGATCTAGCATAACTTGAAACAGATGGAAGGGTGTCGTGCAACCTAAATGGCAAAGTAAAAACAGCAGCACTAAAAGGAGTGCTAAAAATCTCCATACCCTTACGAGGTTGCCACTCACCATTCAAATCCATGCGTCCATTATTGGACTCAGTAAGAATACCAGAACTTAACTGGTCTGGGCGTAACTTATTATTGAAGCCAGTAAAGCCTTGATCTAAATCTTCTGCAAGTCGATCATCCTGTGCTCCGTATACATCGTATCTTGCCATTTAGTATTTACCCCTTCTACCTTTAGGACTGCTTTTCTTTCTTCCTCCCTTGCCTTTCCATAGCTCAGTACAAGCTAAATGTTTAGCAGTTCCAGGTTTTGCAGTATCGCACTTGTGCCTAGCCCTAAAAGACTTTCTAGCAGCAGCAGAGTAGTTATGACCATACCCAGTAGCACCTGCATGGACAAGCTTACGCTTACCATCAATGCAGTAAAGCTTCATGATCTTCTTACCAGGGCGAGTGCTTTTACGCACCTGCCCACATCTCATAGATTCTTTAGGACTTTTTGCCACTTCTTACTTTTGCTCTTGGTGTATTAGCTACAACTTTTTGACCTTTGGCTCCTGCACGTTTTTTCTTCCTTGCCGTAGCAGCTCGTTCAGCCTTAGTCATACTTTCGGCTTTACGTCTAGGTAAGCATCGATCTGGTCTTTTTGTATTAGGAGAGGTTCCACACTTTCCTTTAATAGAACCATCAACGCCTATTCTTACCCAATCTTCTTTTAGCCACTGTCTAAGTTGAGACATTACCTTCCTTTTCGTTTACGACCTTTTGCTTTTTTTGCGTAGTTTGGATCTTTGCAATACTTAGATGCAGCTAAATTAGCGTAAGCAGAAGGATACGTATCAAATGTCCTTCTAGCCCAAGCTTTGCCTTCTTCACAAATCTTACCTCTGCTTTTTGCCATTTTTCTTGCCACTCCTAAGTGCTTTAAAATCAGCCTCAGTAATCTTGTTACGAGGTGCAGCAACAGCAGCAAGCCGCCGTTGAGCTGGACTATATTGATTTATAGGCATTATACGTTCCAAGACTTTCTAGCTTTATTTTGTGCAGTTTTAGATAACTCTCCGTAGTGGTACAATCTAACGGAAGATTTGCTATGCGTTTTGCCAGAATGAAGCTGACCATTAGGCATTTTGTGATAGCCGCCTTTATGCTTTTTGCCATCCTTTCGGTAGTGATTTACTCCCATTCCCATTATCGTACCCTTCGCCTTCCCATGCAGCTTTTACAACCACAGGATTTCTTTTTACCCTTTGGCATCAGTATCCCGACTTCCTTCTAGTTGATCTTCCACTGCCGCCTTTTTTAGTTTTCTTTCCGTTGTACGCCATATTACTCTTTTACATCTAGGTAGTTCTTGTCTCGTAGTTCAAAATTAACACTGCCGTAGCTTTTTAATTTTTCTACAGTGCTGCCAATTTCCTCCATATTTTTTTCAAGATATTGTAACCTTAAATTCTGTTCAGCATCATCAGGTAAAGCCCCCAGCTCTCCTCTAGGCCATTTGATGCGGAACTCGGTATTCATTCCGATCTCAACATCCCTAATGTTTTGAGCGTTCTCTAAGCTAGCTATACGGCTTGTCATATTGACGTACCCAGTCACACTAACTACAGTAAAACCAATCAACGCAATCAGATTTCTAAGAGGAATAGTTACTGCTGTCTTATCACTTACTTCCATTATTTAACCTGGGAGCTTCCAAAGTAGAATCCTAGTAGGGCAAGCATTCCCTGTCTCACTTCAGGCAATAATACAAACCCTTCTAAATTCTTCCATTTATCTGCTCCTATTCCTAAAAATTTAAATATACCTAACTTCTGTGCTTCTATTGTTACTGGTATGTCGAAGAAGGCCATGATGAAGGGAGCAAATACGACTGAGAAAAGTATACACATAGCAATGAGCTTACGCACCCACGCTCCACTTTCTCCTGATCGTTCTGCTGCCCTGTCTGCTGAAGCATCTGAAACCTCCTGTTTTTGAATCATGGACTTGATAGCGTTTGCTTGGATGTTCATTTGGGCTGAGATTAGTTTCATAACAAATCCCGTAACCCCACCTCCAAGCATGGCTACCAACTCTCCACTCATCGCTTCTTTAACTCTTTTGCCGTCTTATATATCCAAAGCCCCATGTACGCAATCGTACAGGCTGATGCAACTATAGACAGTATTTCACTAATCCCTTGAAAGGACAAAGCAAGTATTGATCCAGTTGCTCCCAAGCCAAGCTTATTTAGCTCGGGGTTCATTACACAAATTGCGAAACGTGGACAATAGAAGCACCTGAAACACCCAAAAACTTAGCAGCCTTAGCAGCCTGAGCGCTAAGAGTAATTAGTCCCTTCTCCTTAACTAGGAGATGACCATTAGATGCGGTAGGAGTGCTACCATCGAAGGTCACGATAACATTGTTATCCTGAACGTCGATCATTACGTATTTAGTGTCACTATCAAACGCAGCAAATGAGACACCAGATCCTGAAGTAGCACAGGATAGATTTTCTCCAGATACCGTTCCGTTTGGGCGTGGATATAAGTTTGTTACTAGACTATTCATTATCTTGATTGTTGACTGACATACGTTTTAATACGATGTCCTACGGTATTATTATTATAAACTTGTTGAGGGTTATCCAGAGACTCAGCTAGATATTGGTTAGCAATCTCTTCTTCAAAAGCTGCTTTTGAGTGCTGACCATCCATACGCAAGAAATCTGCGTAGGTAGCATGAGCCATAAAGTAAAAGTATTCTCCAGGAACTTGTGTTAAAGAGCCAGATCCATCAGTATCTAAACTAGTTAGCAAAGTAATTGGTTGCCTGTAAGTAACATAAACACTTGTTGCATCATCAGCATTTGTAAGGTTTATAACATGAGCACCATCACTCTCTACAAAAAACTCAAAATCAATAGTAGAGTTTTTCAAGAAAGGTTCTTCTCTATGAATCCTAAGAAACTCTCCTATGGTTGTCTTGCTTGTTTGAGTAAACGGAACTATTGAGTTAGCTATAGTTCTTTCCTCACCAACCGTAAGGTATCTAGCCCAATACGGAGTTCTGTTGTAAGCCTCAAAAAACCTTCTATTAGCTAAAGCCAACAACTGAGAGATTTCTGCTGTGGTAAAGTCTGAATTACCAGCAAGTGCAGAAATTAAATCAAATAAATCTTTATTGGCTTTGTCTTGCATTACGCTTTATTAGGACTAAGTTCAGGAAACTTCTTGTTGTAATATTTTAAAAATTCTTTGCTGTGGACGTGTTCAGCTCCGTACTTTTTTACTAATCTGAAATAATCCCTAGCAGGAATATTAGCTACGCACTTACCAAGCACTGGATGGGTTTTCCCTACATTTGTCTTTGCCTCTTTAGCAGTAGCACTTATCCGATCCTGCTCTTTAGCACGTTCCATTTTAAAACCAGTTTCAATCTCACGCATAAACGCTCGATTAACTTCTCCATCATCGTATCTTGGTAATGACGTAATAATATTCATAAAGAAAAAAGGGAGGCCAGTTCTGGCCTGACCTCCCCTAATAATGTTATTATAAGGAACTATCCTCCGAAGTTGTCACCAGCAGTTGGGTGATACTTAAAGAGAATACGAATCTTTCCTTTAGCAGCATCGTTTGGAGCGTTGCCAGTAAAGTTGTAAGTCAAGTCTACAGCAGAAACAACGTGCAAACCATCGTCAAGAAGAGCACCATTATTGGTGAAAATCTTTCCAAGGTTGCCACTGTCACTGAAGACATCAACTTCATCAACAAAACCGTCAGCGTCTCCATCGTCACCGAGAGCAATAGTAGCGTCCGAAATAGCGGAACCACCATCAGTAACTTCAGCAGTTACAAGCTCGTCAACGATAAGAGCAGCTCCGTAAACACCACCAGCCATTGCTGCACCACCAACTTGAATGTCAACCGCAGTGGCAGAGCCAGCAGTAGATCCAAGATCAGTGGTCAAGTCAACGACAGCTTCGTAGTTAAAACCAAGAGCTAAGGTTTCAATGTTCTGTACTTTTTTTAGTTCAATAGCCATTGTAATGTACCTCCTATGGTTTAGCTGAGAGCTGTGATTTTACCGTGTGCACCAGGGTGGAATACTGTCAGCGTCAATGCGCAGTCAACATATCCACGCTCGCCACCACCTTGATTAGGGAGACGGGAGCTACCCATTGGGATCAACTCGGAAACACCGTAGTATTCTGGGTGAACCAGGTAACCAGTGTCCTTGTTAGTCGTGTCGGGCATACAGTCTGGGTTTCCGTTAACAATAGCAACCGTACCGTGGTCAGACTCATAAAGCTCAACAGAGAGCTTAATCTGAGCTACGTCACCATTGTAGTTAACGTTACGGATAGACGTTCCAGCACCTGAACCGTCTGGATCAAGGCGAGCAAAGTCGCTAATCTCACGACGAAGAGCAGTATCTGCAACCAAAGTCAAACCGTTGCTAGCTCCCGTTACACGGAAGATAGAGGTGATAAGGTTGTTGAATACCGTTTCAGTGAAAGCACCAGTTGAATGGATGCTGTCAGCAGGAGTGCGGAACGCAGCAGGAACATCAGATGGTCCTGAAGAATCAATCCAGTCACCGAGTCCACGCAACTTGTAAACCGTTCCAGCTCCATCTTCCGCAGCGCGGTCGTTGGTAGAGCAGAGAGTGGCTTCGATGTCACGCTTTAGTTCGCGGATTGCCTTTGCTTCGGCTTGAGCTACCTTAGCAGGTCCAACGGAGTCAACAGCTTCCTGTAGATCGGAAACCATGTAATCACGGCGGAACTTCTGAACGTAGTTGCCTAGACGCGCTCTGCCACTGAATTGGTCGGTGAACGTAGTAACGTCAGCTCCTTCAGCTATACCAGCAGTGCTGGGAGATGAAAGGCTGTCTACGGTCCACTCAACGAATGTAGCATTTGCACGTGATTTTGATGCAGATGAAAGTACGGGAGTTTCTTCAGGGGCCAAGATGGTCAAAACGTCCATCAAGTCCTCGCGATTGGAAACAGCCGAACCAGGATTTGTTGTGTCGAATGTATCTGAGAATGCCATTTTTCTATTTTCTAGATAATTGTTTGGTTCTTAATGAAATGAAGTCATCTTTTCTGCCGCTTTGTTTGAAGCGTGAAGATAAGTCTTTTAGCACTTTAGATGATTTTCTTTCCCCTCTCTCTGACATAGCAGAAGAAGGAACAGAACTTTTAGGAGGACTAATCTTGGGCTTACTTCCTGACTGAACAGGTGTGCTAGGTATTACTTTACGAGCGTATATGTTATCTACTCCATGAGCAATAATATACGGAAGTTCAGCACCAAGCACAGGGTATTTCTTGTACACGCTTTGCAAATCTTTGTTTGCAGCAATGCTAAGAAATGCCTTACGTGTTTCATTATCTTCTTCGTTCAACCATTCAAATTCTTTACGTGCTTTTGCACCAAGCTCTTTTTTAAGACTCTCAGCACTTTCAGCTCTTTGAACTTTTTTAAGTTGATCAGGAAGATAAAGATCCCTAGATTTACGAGCATTCTTTAAAGCAGATCTTACCTCTGCTTTAGTCATTTTCTTACCATCTAGCTCAGTAACATCGTCATGAGCAGAGTAATCGTCTGATTCAAATAAAACATCTTCGGCCCATTCGATAATATCATTTATCTCCTTAGCTTTTTCTTGTAACGATTTAATATCCTGAACATCGTCAAACGGATTGTCTTGGACATCTTCCGCTTCCTGTTTCAAAGGATCTTGTTGTAATGATTGTTTTACTCTATCAAGCTCTTCCTCTGCTGCTTTGCGTTTAGCCGTAAGTTCGCCAAAGCGAGCTACAGCCCTACTACCAAGCTTTTCAGCAAGATCTTTAAGCTCATCCTCAGATAAATCATCTAAGTTGTACTGTGAAAGAACATCTTCAGTCTCTTCTTCGGAAAGTTCACTTTCAGTTTCCTGAATAGCTTCTTCCTCGGATTCAACCGCCTCTTCTAAAACTTCCTCCTCTTGAGACTCCTGTTCTTCAACCTGTTCGGTTTCAGCTTCAGATTTCTCTCCTTGAAGACGTTCTAAGCGTTGGAGGGCAAACTCCTGCGCTGTTATATTTTCCACTGATTTTTGTTCGGATTCAGCGTCAACCGAGATAACTTCGTTAGACATAATTGTTTCCACTCCTTAACGCCGAGCGATGGCGAAGTCTAATTATAGCACACTTTTTTTGTGCTACAGGATAGATGAAAATTTCTTTTGTATTCCCTGCCAATCAGTCATTTGAAGGATCTGATCGTAAGTAATTATCTGTCCCGAAATTTGTTGAAGCTTTTCTACATCAGCTTCGTGCATATCAGCTATGCACTCTTCTCTAAGATCACTAATAAGTTTAATAAATCTTGCAAAATGTTCGTAATGGGATAAGGTATTAAGGTCGTCTTCTATATTCATTACTGTTGCATATTCTGAGTCTGTACCCCACCCATTTCTGCTGGCTGTGTGCCAATTCTACCTATTTGCGCGTTCTGAGCTTGCTGTATAGCGAACTGATACTGTCCAGCGTACTTCTGAAGACGAGCAGCAAAAGCCTCATCTTCTTGTAAGCGTTGCTGGACGTCAGGTTGCTGACTGTACTGCTGAATAACTTGTAAAGCCGCTTGAGCGCCGCTTGGACGCGCTGGGACTTCGATCCCCGAATAAATTTTCGATAAGTCATCTGTAATATCTTTAAGTAGTTTCTCCTGCGCAACCTCAACAGGTTCAAGAACCCCATCAGCCAACACTGGATCAACAGAACCCGCTATCAATGTTAGCAAGTTATCTACATTTATCCTCCCATTGCGATCTAGTTGCAGGAGGGAAACCATTTGATTTAGTTTATTTTCTTGTTTTTCTGGATCTGTGTTAAGAACATCGTAGCTAATTGTAACATCGAAGTTCTCATCAGCATTCCCTTTGTTAAACATTTGTGGATCAGGTACACCTGTAACCCTAAAAAATATTTGGTCAGGCCCGAACCTTTGGAAGCAACGGTAACATTGAGAAATAACCTCAGCACAGTGGCTAAGGAACTTATCTACCAAAAACTGTTTCCTAATCTGCGAGATTGGAGATGCTTCATCTAGGCCAACAAGACGGTCTGCTTGCTGCTCCATAGTTTTCTCCATTTCAAGAGAACCCTGATTGTACGTAGGAGTAGGCCCGTAATCTATATCACCCTTACGACGATAAGGAACGTACCTTCCTGGACCCCAGTCTGTAGGAGCTTGTCCTACTGGGTGCAAAATCGGAGGAACGGTAGCAAGGCTATTTCTATCAATACGGCTGTCTCTCTCTATTTTTACTTGTTGCTGTATTCCCTTGAGTAGATTAGGGACAGTCATCGTATCGTACAACCGCTTGCTATCTTCAGACAATCTAGTGACTACTACTGGGTAGTCCTCGTAGCCGTTAAGCAACTCGAACTTTGCGTACCCAGGTACATCACCATTGCCACTGAACTCCTTGTGGAATACTGTGCAGTATATCCCCTCAGAGCCGTCCTCCTTGTCAATTAGACGTTGAAACCCGTAAACTAGCTCTATCAACTCTTCAGCCTCGTAAGCGTTGTCAGTAAGGCTCAAAGAGCGCCGTCCCTCCTGCTCCCTTTCTATAGAGTCTATATTTACACCTCGGTATCTATCTATGACCAAATCGACAAAAGATTCAT